GTCGGAGATCCTGACCGTGATCCAGCTTGGAAGAATGAAGAAGCAATGTTGGCTTATATCATTGATGGCTTCCAACAAACATCAACTCCAACTCCTGCTAGCTAAATAAGAGTAGGGTGGGAGAAATTTAACTGTTAACAAAAATACAGAAATATGTAGAATATTATAGAAATATTTGCCATAATATTCATCAGAAAGTTAAACATGGATGTGAATATTATGACAGTTTTAAAACCTAAAGATGTCGCTGATCGTTTAGGAATAACCACTAGAACCCTCCAAACATGGGATCGAAAAGGTATTCTTAAGGCTAAGCGCTCACCTACTAATCGCAGATTCTATACAGAAGATCAAATAAATCAATATTTGAACAAAGATAATCTAAGCTCAAATAAAAAACAAGTTGCTTATGCCAGAGTATCAACTTATGGTCAAAAAGATGACTTAAAAGATCAATTAAGCTATATTCGACAATACGCTAATGCACAAGGTATCGTATTAGACGAAGAAATAAGCGATATTGGCAGTGGCTTAAACTATAAACGGCAAAAATGGAATAATCTTCTAGACGAAGTAATGAACAACAAAATAGATAAAATTTATATTACTTATAAAGATAGATTTATTCGTTTTGGCTATGATTGGTTCGAAAACTTATGCAAAAAGCATGGAACAGAAATCATTGTTTTGAATAATATTGATACTAGTCCAGATAAAGAACTAGTTAATGATCTTATTAGTATAATTCATGTGTTTTCATGCAGACTATATGGCTTAAGAAAATACAAGAAAAAGATTAAAGGCGAGTACTTAAATGACGATCAAGACGCAAGTAGTAAAACTAAAAGTTAATAAGACCATGCAAAAGCATCTTGATGCTTTGTGCGACTATCGGCGATACTGCTGGAATAAAGGCCTAGAAACTTGGCAATTAATGTATGAAGCTCATACACTAAACAAAAAAGATAATCCCAGTCCCAACGAACGCAGAGTCCGCAACGAACTAGTCGCAAATAAAGCTGATTGGCAATATGATTTGTCAGCTAGATGCTTACAATTAGCGATTAAAGACTTAGCTAATGCATGGAAGAACTTCTTTGATAAGGCTCAACCTGATTGGGGAATGCCTAGTTTTAAATCAAAGAAAGCTCCCAGACAAGGCTTTAAAACTGATCGTGCCAAGATTGTTAATGGCAAGCTTCGCCTTGATCGCCCAAGAAGCATTTCAAAAGAAGATTGGTTTGATTTGAAAAGCTATGAAGCTCTAAAGATGAGTGAGGTCAAAGTAGTAAGTATCTTCAAAGAAAAAGATAGCTATTATGCGGCTTTACCTTATGAAGAAGAGATTTCAAGTAAGGCTAAAACTTATCAAAAGACAGCAGTAGATGTCAATGTTGGACATTTTAACTATACCGAGGGGCAAATCAATGTTTTGCCTGCTAAATTGCAAAAGCTTTATAAGCGTATTAAGCATTATCAAAGAATGCTGGCACGTAAAAGAGAAGTTAACGGAAAATCAGCTATTAAATCAAATAATTACTTTGCAGTGAGAATCAAATTGCAAAGAGATTATCGTAAAACAGCTAATATCCAAAATGATCTTTTACAGCAGTTCACTACTAAGCTTGTAGATAATTACGACCAAATTGTAATTGAAGATTTAGCAGTAAAGCAAATGATGATGACCCATGTAGCTTCCAAAGGAATGCAGAGATCGCTGTTTAGTAGATTTAGGCAGATATTAACTTATAAGTGTGATTGGTATGGCAAAGAGTTAATCTTAGCTGATAAAACATACCCATCGACACAAAGATGTGCTAAATGCGGATACGTCAAAACAGGTAATGAAAAAATCACTTTGCAAGGCAATAAAAAGCATGGCACTAAGCATAACGAGTATATCTGTTATGAATGTGGCTACAGTAACGATCGAGATGAAAACGCAGTTCTAAATCTTTTAGCTTTAGTGAAATAAAGAAAATAAACGGGGCTGGCTAGGTCCTTAAGCTGTAAGAGCTGGTCAATGTGATTACTCCCAAGTGGAATATCAGAATACTAGTGAAGACGACAGTAAGTGAAACAAAGAAAGGAAAAGTATATCTTTCTGATATGTAGAAAATTCGTCTTCTCCTACATATTTCCATGTTTTATATAGCAGGTTAAATAATGGCAGGAAAAATACCGGTTGGTGATTTTAATACGCGAATTTCTCTTGATGGCGAACAACCGATTCAAACTCTTAAATCTTTAAAAAATGAAGTCTCCTCTGCTACTAGTGCCTGGAAAGCACAAGTTGCCGAACTAAAATCAGCTGGAGATCAGTTAGGCGCTGCTAAAGCTAAATATGAAGGACTAGGCAATACTTTAAAAAAGCAACAATCTTTATTAGAACGTAACAAGTCTGAATTAAATAGCTTAAAAGAAGCACAGAGCAAAGTTGATACATCTACAGAAAAAGGGCGCAATGAATACGAAAGATATTCAAAAGAAATTGCAACTGCTGAACGCAATGTTGCTAATGCTACTACTAGAATTGCCAAACTAAGTCGGCAACAAGAAAAAGCTCGTAACTCGCTTGATTACTACAAGTCAGGATTAGCAAGCGCGCAAAGTGAGCTGAAGAAAATTACTGAATCAAGTAGTGCCTATGTTGGAAGACTTGAAGCAGAAGGTAAACATGAAGAAGCAAATAAAGCAAAGTTATCTGGCTTATCTCGTGAATATAGTAAGTTGAATGAAGTTTATAAAATCCAAGCTGGTGAGCTTTCTAAAATAGCCTCTGAAGCTGGTAAATCTAGTGAAGCCTATAGACGTCAGAAAGTACGTGTAGATGAGACAGCCACAAGTTTAGCTAAGACTAAATCTGAAATGTCAGGCTTATCTTCAGAAATGAAGAAAGCTAATCCATCAATTTTTGATAAAATCAAAGCAAAACTAGTCGGAGTAAAAGATGAAGCTAAAGAAACTCATTCTATTTTTAAGTCCGTATTAGGAGCAAATATTTTATCAAATGTTGCTCAAAGTGCGTGGGGGCATTTAACTAGTGCAATTTCTTCAGCAAAAGATGAAGCAAAACAGTATTCGCTAGAACAAGAGACAATGCTTGCAACTTGGCATACTTTAACTGGTAGCGCTAAAGAAGGCCAAAAGTTAGTAGATATGACTACTAAAATGGCTATTGCGGCTAACAACTCTGTAAGCATGGTGGACGCATTAAATCAAAAGTTCTACGCAATTAATAAAAATGCTGATGTTACTGGTAAACTTACTAAATCTGTGTTAACTCTGCAGGATGCTTTTGGAGCTACTGATGATGCAGTAGAAAACTTTGGTGTTCAATTTTCTCAAATGATGGCAAATGGTAAAGTATCTGCACAAGATATGATGTCATTTGTTAACGTCTTCCCTGTTTTAAGAACTAATTTGCTGAAAACAGAGCAGTCTATTACTCATAATTCCAAAATGACTATGAGTCAGATGAATGACTTAATGTCAGCTGGAAAAATCACTTCTAAAACTATGGAAAAGGTTTTAGAAGATACAGCAAAACAATATCAAGGCGCTACTGAGAACTTTGGTAAGACAATTCCGGGGATGATGAGAACTGTTAAGTCTCAAATGCCTGTTTTGCTCTCTGCAATTAGTGACCCTTTAACTAAAGCAGCTAATCCTATTGTTGCTCGTATTAGCGATTGGATTACCTCTAAAAATACTAAAAATGCCTTCACAAAATTAGGAAAAACATTTTCAGATGGATTAAATAAAACTCTTAATTCTATGTCTAAAGGCACTGGCAAAAATGCAGGCAAGGATATTACTGATACGCTTAATAGAGGTTTAGAAAAATTAAATGGTCTTATAAAAGATACTTTTAATTTTCTTTCAGCTCATGGTAAAGATATTGCAAGCATAGGTGTAGATGTTGGTAAATTAAGTGGAGCAATTGGAAAACAGGTTTGGAAAGATTTTGCTGATATTATTAGCACAATTGGTGGTGCATTTGGACTTGTAAGTGATAAGGCTTCTAAATCTAATGATCCATTAGCTAAAATGGCTGATATTGTTCATAATCTTGCTAAAAATAAGACAGCTATTAAATTAATTGCTGGGTATTTAGTAACTATGGCAACTATAAAGACATTAAGTCCATTAGCAACGGGCTTAATGGGAATTGCTAAAGGCGGAAAAGCAGCATATAAATTTATCAAAGGAATGCCTGATGCCTTTGAAACAATGCAAATTAAAGGTTTGCTTGCGATTGATAAATTGAAATCAGGTTTTGGCAAATTAGGCTCAGTAATTAAAGATCTTTATTCTAATACTGGAAAAGGGAAATTTTCTGGTGCATTACAATCAATTCACTCTTCTGGTGGATTTAGTAACTTAACAACAGCTGGTAAAGTTGCTACTGGTGCAGCAGGTGTAGGAGTCGCTTTAGATGCTGGATCATCTATTGTTTCAGCTTTTAAAGATAAGAAAGGATCAATGAAGCAATACCAAGATGCAGGAAAAGGAATAGGTTCTGCAATTGGTGGTGGCATTGGTCTTTTCTTTGGTGGTCCTGCTGGTGCAGCAATTGGTTCACAAATCGGTAAGATTGCCGGTGGCTGGGGCGGTAAAGCAACTAAAGAATTTCTTAATGGTTGGAAATCTAAAAAGCCACCTAAGAATTTCTGGTCTATCGAGAATTTAGGCTGGTCTACTAAAGATGCCTTCAGCAAGATGAACAAGGGCATTGATAGTTGGTGGAAAGGCGTCCAAAAATCTAATCAAAAGGCACAAAAAGAACAGGAAAAGGCTAATAAGAAAGCTGAGCAACAGCGTGCCAAGGAAAAGAAAGCCTGGGACAAGTACTGGAAGAATCTAGGCAAAGGCATTGATAACTGGACTAAAGATACCAAAAAAGGCTTGGATAAAGGGTTTAAAAATACACAGAACTTTATTAAAAAGATGGGGCCTAATATCAAAAAAGGCTATCAAAACTTTCTGAAAAGTGGTCATGATTTCTTTAAGAAATTTAACAAGAGTTTTGGTGACACCTTTAAGAATTTGTCCAAGAACAAGTATGTTAAAGCTTTTCAAAAGGGCACGCTGTTCAAGACGGCTTACAAGGATATTACTAAACAGACCAAGAAATGGACGAAAGATTTTAAGAAGTCTTGGGATAAGCATTGGAAGAGTACCAAGAAAGATGTTCAAACTTGGGCAAAAGACACCAAGAAGAACTACGATAATGGCGTTAAGGGACTAACTAAATCTTTTAATTCTTATAAGAAAAAAGCCGAGAAATCTTGGGATAAGCATTGGAAAGGTCTCAATAAATCAGCTGACAGTACTTGGACAAGTGTTAAAAAGGGTGCTGAGTCAGGTACTAAAGATTTATTAGGTAATCTTAAAAAGTATGCCAGTGAAGCTGGCAAGAGATGGAAAGATCACCACAAGACCGAACTAGATGTGTACGATGATTTTTCTAGAAACCTAAAGAAAAATCACGGCAACATGTTTGAAGCCTTGAAGGCTACATCACGTGATAGCCTAGAGAAGCTTAAAAAAGGTTTTTCCGATAAGTGGAATGAGATAAAAAATAATACTGGTAAAACTTGGAATGATATGAAATCTGATTCTTCTAAGTGGGGAAGAAACATGAATTCATGGTTCAGCAATTTTGGCAAAAATTGGCAAAGAGGCTGGAACAACTTATCTAAGGGAGTAAATAGTATCTTCTCAAACATGTGGAAGGCTATGCATAAACTAGGTAAAAATGCCATGAACGGGTTGATTGATATCATTAATGGCGGTATTGGCGCCGTTAATGATGTAATTCACTTCTTTGGTGGTGGTCATTCTACTGTTAAAAAGTTACCTCACTTTGCTACTGGTACTGGATATTTTGGCTCTCAAAGACGTGCAATTACTGAACCAACATTGGCAATGGTTAATGATGGTAATGATTCTCCAGAAACTGGTAATAAGGAAGCTCTTTATCGCCCAACGACTGGTGAATTTGGTATTTTTCAAGGTAGAAACACTACTACCATGCTTATGCCCGGTGATGAGGTTCTTAATGCATCAGATACCAAGATGCTAATGCAGAGTATGGGAATTGCCCACTTTGCAAATGGTGGTATAGGAAGCTTCTTTGGTAACATTGGTAAAAATGTAGGCAACTTCTTTGGTGGAATTGGTTCATGGGCTAAAAATACTATGGACGGTATGAAGAAGTTCTTTGAAAAAGCTAAAGAAATCGTTTCGCACCCACAAAAGTACTTAGATAGTATTTTCAAATGGACTGGAGTTAAAGGCTTATCTCGCGGGGCTTTCCATACCATGATTACTAAGGGCTTTGATAAAGGAAAGAAACAAGTTAGTGATTTCTGGAAAACACTTTGGACTATGGTATCTAGTTCCCTTGATGGAGAAGCAGAAGGCGGATTGCTTGGAGCCGTTGAAAAGTATGGTAAAGGCAAACCTTATGTATGGGGTGCTGAAGGTCCAGATTCTTTCGATTGTTCAGGATTAGTTAAGTATGCTTTAGAGAAGTCATTCGGTAAAAGCTTTCCTCATTATTCAGGCGATCAATATGCTATGTCGCGTGGCGTTAAAGACCCACAAATTGGAGATTTAGTATTCTTTGGACCTGGTGGTCGAAACCACGTTGGTGTTTATGCTGGTAATGGCAAAGTTTGGTCAGCTATGAGCCCTAGTTCTGGAATAGGAATGGCTAATGTGTCTGACTTCCACGAGGGTGAAGTAAGTTATCGCCGTATTCCGGGTTTGAAGAATGAGAGTGGAGACGGAGACGTTAAAGCAAACTCTAATTTGGAAAAGTTTATTAAAGGGCTACCTGGTATGGGTGGCTTTTTTAAATTTATTAGTAAGATTGGAGATTTATTTGGCATTGCAGCCGATGCAAAAGATCCCGCTGGTACTGGTGCTGAACGTTGGGGAGAAGATATTAAAAAGGCTGCTGAAACAATGCATACTTCAGTTACTCCAACAGAAATTAGAAAAATCATTTCTATGATTGCTGGAGAATCTAATGGTAATCCGAGAGCCGTCCAGCCTGGAGCCGATCCTGATGGAGATGGTTCAGGACCAGCACGTGGTTTATTGCAGTACAAAACAAACACTTTTAATCATTACCAAGTTAAAGGACATGGCAACATCTATCATGGCTGGGATCAATTGTTGGCATTATTTAACGATTCTAATTGGCGAAATGATATTCATTTTGGTGCTGGTTGGAGTCCAACTGGTCATAAGCGATATGCAAATGGTGGTCTTGCTAATGAGCCTTCTATTTTTGGTGAAGCTGGTTTAGAAATGGCTATTCCGTTGTCGGCAGTTAAGTCAAGTCGTTCTTATGAGTTGCTTGGAAAAACCGCTGCAATTGTTGCAGCAAGAGACAATCTTCAGCCAGCTTATAGTAATAATAATCTCGGTGAAAAGTTAGATAAGGTAATTGATTTACTCACTGCTATTCTTACTTCACCATCAACTGTTGAAACGAGTATTAATATGGATAAACAAGCGCTAGGTAATTCAATCACAGAGGTAGTTAATGCAAGAATGCGGTTGAATTCAATTAATAGAGAGAAGGGTATAAGTGTCATACGGTAGATTAATTTATCACAACAAAAGTTCCACTTATTTCGGAGCGAGAGTAGTATGTCCTTTAGTACAAGCTGTAACTAAAAGGAACGTTACTCTCACTCCAGTTGTGGGAGTAAATGGTTCTTACATTAATGACAACTTGAACTATACAGATATAACCCAGCAATTAACATTTTTTGTAGAAAGACCGACTTTTTATAAAGACTGGTTCACTTGGGGAATGGATTTTGGAGATTGGCTGACTAATAAGGATCGCGTTGTAAAATACGAGCCTTTTTATTTTGAACCTTTTAGAGGATGGCATTGGGAAGCTTATGTAAGTGAAAGCCCAGTTGTCACTCCTCAAAAAGATAATATTGCTAATGTAACAATGAGCTTGACTTGTAAGCCTTTCTTAGTTAATGATGAAGCAATTAAGTATCAGTCAGTACCGACAATGCCAATTCGTAATCCAACTAAATATAGTTCATTGCCTTTATTTCATATTATTGGTAATGGTGATTTCACTTTGACTGTAAATAATATTCAGTATCAATTTAAAGATACAGACGATGAACTATTTATAGATAGTGAGAAGTGGATAGTTTATAAGTCTTTAACAGAACGTAGAACCAGCCGAGCAATCCTTCCTAATCATGAATACCCTGTGCTTGTACCAGGTAAAAATACTGTATCTTTACAAGGTAACTATTCAAAATTTGAATATCAGCCTAGATGGAGGCGAGCTATTGTATGATGCCAAGATTATATACGATGTATAGTCCTGATGATAAGAGCGAAGGTTTAGGATCCTTTAAAGATTTACTATCTGTATCAATCACGAGAAATTATAATGCTATTCCTACTCTTACAATGACTTATCCAATAGATGGTCCTTTAAGCAAAGAAATAGCAGAAGGAATGGTTATTGCAGCCGATATGGGAGCAGCAGATGATGAGAAAAATCAGCAATTCAGAATTGTTGATGTGAATAAAAGTATGACTTCAATTACAATTACTGCTAACCATATTTGGGCAGACTTATCTAATATTCCGTTGAAAAAGAATATTAGTGAAGCCCACGCTCGTCCTAATAGAGCCTTTGATTTGATTACTGATGCACTAGCTTGGTCCATGCCTGCACTCGGTTTTGCAAGTGATATTCCTACAGTTGCGAATTTAGGCTGGAACTTTAAGGAATTAGCAAATGCTAATTCAGCAATTTTTGGAGCTGATACAGCCGGTGATCAAACTGTTAACACAATGGAAGCTTTATACAGTGGAGAATTTAAATTTAATAACTACTATCTAACAATGCTGAAACATGCAGGAGAAGATAATGGAGTAGTTATTAAATATGGGCGTAATATGCAATCTCTTACTAGGGATGAAACAACTAGTGGAACTTATAACGCAATTATGCCTTATGTTACTTATTCTCCAGAAGAACTACCGCAACCAGATGGAGAACCTTTTGATGGTCAAGCAACGGTTCAATATTTAGCCAACGGTTCTATCAGTCTGTTTAATACCCCTTATAAAGGCCACACTACGCTTGGATCTATAAAAAATGGTGAGTATCTTAAGTTCATTGCAAAGACAAATAAGCAAACCGTTAATAATGATACTTGGTATAAAACAGACACTGGCGGTTGGGTTGATGAACATCTAGTTACTTTTGATAAATCAGGCAACTACATTGTTAATAAAATTAGTGCACAAGGTACTTTGCAGGTATCTAGCGATATTACCGGCATTATTGTAAAAAGTGATGGTGTCGGAACTATTTCTTATGCTGGACGTGGTCAAGTTCCGCTTTATACCTCGCCTTTTGGTGGTCATAAAAGCGGACAATACCTATCTAATGGTCAAAGCTATAGGATTTACTGGAAGGCAAAAGATATAAATGGGACAGTTTGGTATAACTTAGGTAATCGAGATACACAATGGGTTTCAGCAGATTCATTTGTTCTTTCTAAAACTGGTAACTATGCTACAGAAAAGGCTTATGGACGTTTACAGATTAATGGAAATGTCAATGTTATGTCTGGTCCTGGTGGAACAGGCTCTTCTATTACTTGGAGTGGTAGGGGACAATATCCAATTTATGATGTGTCAACTGATTCTGGAGGAACTAAGTGGTATCACATTGGTCAACAGAATGGTCACGAACTTTGGGTTAAAGCTGGTGATAATGTTAGTTTCAAAGAACCAGGAACAGTTGAATACAATGAGGAAGATGCTTTAAAAGCAAATATTCGAGAGACTGGTCAAGTACCCATTTATCATGATCCTAATGGCTTAGAATCAACAGGTCATTACTACAAGTTAGGGAGTCAACTAAAAATCACGGCACAATCTACTAGTCAAGGTAAGACTTACTATGAAGTAGGCGCTAACCAATGGATTACTGCTGATTTCTTTAGTTTTGCTGGAGCAACTGATGTTGCGCCTGGAACAGATGATTCAGATACTCAACCAGAAGTTCCGGAAGAAACTTTGGAACTAGATTCTACTGTTTTAGTATCTAAGTTTGCTCGCGTAACAAATGCGCCATTAAGAGTACAAGCAGTAGATTTATCTTCCTATGGGATTGGTAATGATAAAGATAAATTATTAGCCGTAGCAGAAGCTTATATGAAGGAGTACAGAATAGGTTATCCAACTATTTCTCTTACTGTATCTTATGAACAGATGCAAGGAGAGTATCAAAAACTAACCACTGTAAATCTATATGATTATGTAAGTATTTTGTTTGATGAAGTTAATATTTTTGAAAAGACTCAATGTACTTCTATTACGTGGGATCCTGTTAGAGAGGTTGCTACCAGTATTACAATAGGTCAGTTGCCTATTAGTTATGACCATGCTTTAAACAATTTTGTTACTAATATGGTTGCCAAAAATACAACAACTGCTACTAAAAGAGCAACTCACTTGTTTGGCGAATTAAAGCAAGTAATGGAAGAAAAGGACCAAGACCAAAAGGCTGGGCTACTTAAACTAACTAAGCAACTTGGTATTGATGACCAAGCTTGGCGAGACAGCTATGACCGCTTACAAAGTATGATTACTTCCATAAATACGACCGTGCAAGACGTCCACAACTGGATTGCCGGTGGTGGCGGTGGTGAAATTATTGCTTATCCTAATTGGCAGAAACCAACTGAACTAAGGGCTTTGAGTAATGGAGGGGGTTATCTCCGATTTAATGCTGAAGGCTTGGAATACGTTGGACACGATGGAGTTGCTAGAAGTGCCATAGATAGTCAAGGTCGGCTAATTGCTGAAAGGATTACTGGTGGTACGATCACAGGAGTTAAACTTGAAGGTATCACTGTTGATGGTGATTCTTACATTAGATCCATTGGTGGTGATGGTAAAGTTGCTGTTATGTCTGGAGACCATGGCTTTTCCTACACAGCACCTGGCAAAGAAAAAGTTGCTCTTGATTGGGACCAAAACTGGGGAGTGCTCAGAATTGGTAATCAATACTTATATGCTTCCGATATAGCTTGGATTCGTCAACAACGAGGTGGCAGAATTCATTAAGTTATGAGGTGAAAAAATGAATAATGATGCTGTTTTAACAAAAGCTCTAAACGAAATTGCGCGTTTAGAGCTTTTAAATTTCAGAAAAGATGTTGTAATCGAACAGTTACAAAATGAAATTAGAATGCGAGATCAATTGAAAGGAGGCGAACAAAATGTTACAAGCTCTGAATTTGAGCATGAACAAAAGCACGACAAATCTAAGCCGCGTGGAGGTAAGAGATAGTGATAAGGGAGAGATTTTAGAATCGTTTATCCTTAATTCTGATGGAACTCCTTATGACTTAAGTGGTAAATCTCTAGTTTTTAATGAAAACAAAGATGGAGATAAATTCGTATCAGATCCTAATGTAACAATTGTAGATGCACGAATCGGACACATTACTTATCAGTTACACGATCAAGTACATTCTGCCCCTGGTACAGCTTGGTTTGACATTATTCAAAATGGAGCAAAAATTGATTCAACTACTGACTTCTACATTGAAGTGAGAGATGGATTAAAGTGTACGGTTTATAACACTACTTATATTTCTGATCTTGAAAAATTAAAGCAACAAATGGAAGCCTTGATTAGGCAAGCTGATGACGAACTTAAAGCTGAGCTTCAAAAAGCAGAACAGCAATTAAATCAAGAGTTACAGAACTTTCGTAATCAATACGGCGCTTTAAGCAATGATTTCCAGAACCAGTTTAAGGCGGCACAAAACGCTCGTCAGCAAGATTACAACAATCAAAAGAATTCCATTAATCAAGATTGGACGAATAACAAAAATCAGATCTGGGGACAATGGAATGGCGATAAAGCTAATATTGATAGACAAGCGCAAGACACTATCAATGCTATTAAAGACAACGCTAAGCAAGTTCTTGATAAAGATCAAGCTGATTGGAATGCAAAGCAGGCTTCATGGAATGATACATTTAGTCGTATTGTTAAGGAGTGGCAAGTTAAAACAAATAGTTTAAACAGTACTGTTCAAGATTTAACCACTAAGTTTGGCAATATCATCAATGAATTAACTGATTTGATGAATAAAAAATTGCCCGACATGAATGCTAAAACTGATGCAGTTCAAAAGAAAGTTGATGAATTAAGAGCCAGTCTTGGCCAAATTGATTGGACTACTTTTGCCAGACGAACAGATAATAGTGGCGGCGTTAACTTGCTTCCAAATACTGCGACATTTAAAGGATTTAATAATGCTGGTAATTCAGGTCCCAATACAGGGTTTTCTATTGAATCAAGCGGTCCTTATTTGAAAGATCCTAATGGAAATGAGATAAAAACTAAGGTATTTCATGTCTTTGCCCAAGAGTTACAATATGCACCAATTTATTTTGGTCAAAATTTTACATTGCCGCCTGGCACTTATAGCCTGAGTTTTTTAGCTCGACATTTTGGGAGAGACGATGAAAAAGTTAAATTAGAATTTTATACTGATGATTGTGAAAATAGGGGTTGGAGTCCTCTAGGCGTATCAGATGATATAAGCAACATTTGGGAAAAGCATCAAATTCAATTTTCTGTCACTAAAGAAACTTATGAACAAAATCCTAGACTTCACGCCCCTAATAATCATCCCGTTCCTGGTGGTTCAGTATTTTTGGCAAATCTAAAATTAGAAGCAGGCTCAATCGCTACTGATTGGTGTCAAAGTTATTTAGACTTTGACAGATTAGATGGACGACATAACCCTGTTGATGCCCCTGATTTCAATAATTTGACTAGTACTGGAATTTACATGATTACTCAACCAGACCACGGACAGAATTATCCAATAGCAAGTTGGGGAGTATTAAAAGTTGAAAATGGTCATGATTCAAGAATTGAACAGACTTACTACACAGATAGATCAGATGGAGCCACCTATCAACGACAATGTATAGATGTAACATGGAGACCATGGAAAAAAGTTGCGTCTATTGATGATGTAAACACCCGTTTACCTTTAGCTGGTGGATCTATGGCAAAAGGTAGCTGGATTAACTTTGATGCTCAGAGTGCCTATAATGCACATGATGGTGTGATCGGCGGTGTCATGTGGAATGGCGCTTCTGATAGCATCAAGATTTTTGGTGATAATAATGCGTCAGATAATTTAGACCTTGCTATTCAGCTTGGCGATGATAACTCGAATCATGTTTCATTTAGAAGAGCAGATGGTAATGAAGTAGCTGCTATTGATATGAATGGCAATTTCACTGGTTGGACTAATTGGGCTAAAGTAGCAAATACAGGTCTTAACAATCCAACTCTTGGTAGATATATCAGTCAAAGCAACACGTGGAATGACATTATTGGTCAAGATAATGGTAAGAATGCATTAGCTGCAATTAGAGATCAATCTAACGGCCAAGGCAATACTATTGGAAATTTCTCATCAGGTATTGTCTTTGGTGGTGGCGATACTAAAGGTATGCTAAACGTTGCCTACGATAAACCTCAAGCCCGAATAATCGGCGGTAACGGGAATGGTCCTGTATGGCACAAAGACATTGCTTGGAAAGATGATGCTAAGGTACAAGTTGTTAGAGATTATAATATTGAAACTGAACAGCCAGGGCCAAGAACAATAGAGAATGCTAATAATCCGTGGTTAGTTGACCAAGTCACCTTAGCTACATTTGCAAGAGCTCATAGAGATGTGCGAAATCACACGGATTTCAGATATCCGACAGATCAAGCTTGGAACACGGCAATTAACCTAAATTGTGATCCTTATTTAGATACGGGAATTTATAAGATAGGTAATTGTGCCATTATAAATGGGCCATGGTCTGACGTTGATACTAGACGATGGTTATTTTTACAAGTGGCAAAATATGACGACAATTCAATCTATCAAACAATTAATTATGGTAATGGTGAACTATATAGTAGGTGCGTTTCAAAAACTACTAATTCGTATCCTGGATGGGTACAGTTTGCTACTATGGAACGAGTTGCACAGAACGTATCCTCTGTTTCTGGTAATTTACAAGCGTTTATTATGGATCAGCTTAAAGTAAACAAGCGTGTTGATTATAGTAGTCCAACAGGAACTATTACTAATGAAACTGTTAACTTTAATGATTATCGTGAAACGGGGATTCTGAAAGTTGTTAATTGCCTTATCCAAAATGGCCCATATAGATCTGATTATCGTCATACCGTGTTCCTTAAGATAACTAATCTTGATGGTCAAACTCAATATCAAACTGTGTATGAGGGAGACAACCTTTACGGCCGTAAGCTTTATAATGGCTCTGGTCAATGGCATAAGTACACTAACACGCCGATTTAATATTTTTAGTCCTTAACCAAATGGTTAGGGATTTTTTTATGGAGGAATTTAATAATGACAGAAGAAACTTCAAATGTACAAAACGTAACAAAAAATGTTCAACCAGTTGCTACACCAGCAACTAATACAGAAAAAGCACGCGCTGTAACAATGAAGACCTATTATTGGTCAACTGATGATGTGCCCTTTAGAGTAATGACATCAAATGATGAAATTACTGCTAATCAATATCCTTTAGTAGTAACTGCACCTGATCCAAGTCTAAAATCTCCAAAGTATGATTGGATGAAGAATGAATGGTATGACATCAGTGAACAATCATATGGGCAACGCTTAACCGCTGTTGCTGAAAGCTTGAAGACCCTTGAGGGAAGCATTACTAGCCTGCAAGAAGCCCACAAGGACACTGTGCAAAGTGCGGAAGCCAGCGATAAGGTTATGGATCAACTGCAAGCAACTGTACAACAAACTAACAGAATGGTTGCTAGTTTAAGTGCAATGATGGTTGCATTGGGTAAAAACTCTCAATCCAATAATGAAGTAGCAAAATAGGAGGCACAAAATATGAATTTACAAGCAATGATTGCAGAAGTTCAAAAAGAACTAATTGAATCATGGAAGAACCAATATAATTGGGGATGGTTTGGCAAAAAAGAAGAGGCTAATAATACATTTCGTGGCTATGTTCAAGAGGGTATTCTTAGCAAAGAGGGTTACAAAGACATCACGGGTGAAGACTATGACCAAGCTGAAACAGTATCTAGTCAACCTCAAGCTTAATGATTTACAGGTTATTATTGCCTTAGCCATGATTGCCATTGGTGGATCTCTTTGGTATGACCGACATTATTTCTTTTGGCCGCCTAATTTGCAAAGTGCACTTAACGATTGGAGAATAGATATTTTTATTTTGCTAGTTGGCATAGTGCTGTTTTTTGTCACCGCTTTTAGACCTGACGATACCTTGTTAATTCGTACGCTTTTAGTAGTATGTGGAGGTATTGTATTAGGCTTAGCTTTCTTGCAATTAGGACACATTATCTTTACATCAGAATCCAGAATGGGACACACCGCCATTGGCGATGTAGTCCTTTTTCTTTTAATCTTGCATGTAGCTCATAATCGCTAGGAGGTGTTTCGCTTGCATATAGATCTTATTATTGGCGCTCTTGGCTCATTGCTTGGTGTGCTAATAACCGCATATAACGCATATCACAAAAACAAGCGAGATACTTTCCAAGATATTGTGACAGAGTTAAAAAGTGAACGTGACGATTACAAGAAACAGGTTAAGCATCTACAAGAAGAGAATGAAAAATTGAGAGAGGAATTACGAAAATGAGATTAGATATTAATTTAATTTGGGCAATTGTAGTTTTATCAGTAGCGGGAATGGCTACTGCTTACAGCTTGAATAAGCAGAAGTTAGAAAAATTAAAGCTTACACATCCTAAGCTTGCGATAGTTTTAGAAACAGCGGGCGAATTAGCCTTAAAGGCTACTACTTATCAAGCATCCCTTGATGATAAAGAGGGTGCAAAGAAACTGTATGATGCAACTGATGAAGTGTTTTACCAATTACAAAAACTTTATCCCAATCTTCCTATTGATAGAGTTACTGTAAGAAACATTGTTCAACATGAATACGAAAAAATGAAAGAAGCTTAATTATGACACAAGTAATTGAAAACAGATCTTATGGAATTGATCAAGCTAGTTACCAGAATTCAAATATTAGTGCTTATCCTGGTGCTAAGTTTGCTATCGTTAAAACTACGGAGGGAGTGAGCTATCAAAACCCTAAAGCTAGAACTCAAACAATTACAGCTAAACAAGCTGGCATTCCGGTAGGCGGATACCATTATGGTCACTTTAGTGGCAATGTAGCTCAAGCTATTCAAGAAGGTAATTTTGCAGTCCAAGTTGCTAAGAATGTGGGTATCCCACTAGGTTCACTTTATGCTGCCGATTGGGAAACAGGAAGTGGTAATGTTACTAGTAGCAATAAGGAAGATAACACGAACGCCATTTTAGCCTTTATGGACGTGGTAGCTAAAGCTGGATATACCCCCTTCTTATATTCTGGTAAAGCATTACTTGAAAATAATATTGACACTAAAAGAATTACCGATAAATATGGCGATTGCTTGTGGGTAGCCTACTGGCAAGACACAGCAGACTTTAATTGGTTTCCTACAATGGACCATGTAGCTATCTGGCAATTTACTGATAACTGGAAAGGTATGGGGATTGATGGCAATATTGCC